ATGCCTTTATATGTGAATGAGCATAAAACTCTTTTCTGTATAATGTTGTTTGAGTAGCTATAATTGTATATTTTTTTCTTTCACTCATTTACTTATCCTCTCTGAATGTGTTTCTAATTCCAATTCATCATTAATAAATGACATAATACGACTCTCAAGTTCTATGCTTCCTTTATGTTTTTTATATTCTTTGTATTGGTTTAATATTTTTTCGTTAGATATTATATATTCATAGTTACACTCTAAAATTCCATTTCCCTCATCATCACGAATAATATAATCGGTCAATCCCTCGCAATTTTGCTCTATTCTTATTCTGTATTTATCACTCATTTACTTATCCTTTCTTTATAACAATGTTCGCATACTTCATAGCCATTGAGATTGCTTGGAATCTTCATGCCAGATGATTGCAATTCATCTTCTGACCATATAGCAGTATTTTCACAATAGTTTTTTTCGCCTACATCAATAAGACTTTGCTCATTGTGTACCCTACAATATATACATAAACTCATTTACTTATCCTTTCTAGCGTTGTACTGTTTAACCAACGATTGTAATAATCAATATCTTCTTGAAAATTATAATCATCTGAAACACTCCCTCGTGTAGCGAAGAATGTATCATCAAGCATATACTTCATAGCCATTCTGGAATAGAAAGCTTTGTAGTTATTATTGATTTTGAATTGGTCGCCTACAGTATCTAGATCGACATGGTATCTTATGACATTCAATATGATTTCAATACTGTAATGTGTTCGCCCTTTATCCTTTTGTTTGTATGCATACGCTAGCACCATATCAAACACTTTGGGATTATTTCTGTGAAATTTTCTAAAATTATCAATGCTCATATTATCCTCTCTTTAATTAGTGGTAGATAAATGTTAGTTTTGCTCCATACATAGCCATCTTGGTAGTCTTTATGTTGGCTTTCAAGGACTAAGAATAACCAACCATCTAACAATTATCTACCTGTATCTAACATTAAAGTATCATATATCTGATGTCAATAGCTTTTCTACTTCCTTATCACATTTTCTTTTATCCTTGTCAGATAACATAGAATATGCGAGTTTTCCTCTTAGATTCTGTCGTTTTGATCTCAGTTTGGCTTGTTCTTGATTTTTTAAGTAATACCTTTCCTTGATTTTTTTGACTGCTTTTGGATTTCTTTCTACCCATGATTGTTTTTCCATGTTTATCTCCTAGAATGGTGTATCTGATGAATCGCTAAATATTGCTTCAATATCATTAATATTTTTCTTATCTTGGCTACCTAGCTTGTCTTTTGGATTGTATGTATTTACTTCTCCATAGAGTTTGCTTGGATTACTGCTTGATCTTTTAACATCTACATTTATCCATTCATCTGGATTGCCTAACTCTTTTTTTAGCCATACTGCTAACTGTTTCTTGTTTATTCCGATTCTCATTTCAATAAAATCTTTGTCTGATTCATTAAAATACAAACCCTCACTAAACTTCTTATCTTTCTTTTGTTCCATTATTCATCTCCATAGATTAGTTTAATATCATAGTCGCCTGTGTACTTCTCTGGCTTATCTCTAAGTTCTCCCTGACTTAAAAGTGCCATAGAATATTCTTCTAAGAGACTGAGCATAAAGATTTCAAACTCTACATTTCGCTTGAGTTCCCATACTTTAGTGCCATTTAAAGACCAAGAGACTAGATGTGTTTTGTTAATTTCCACCCCTAAACTGTTTAAAATGTACTGTTGTAGGTAGATTTGTGGATAATATCTTGTGATTTCTTTAGAGGTATATGGTCTTTCCCCTAGTTTTCCACATTTTATTTCCAACAAAGTATCGCCTGAGATTCCATCTGGAGTACAGCTTAAATCAACGACTGTATCTCCTTTTAAGTTTAGGAAGTTTTGAATTATGTAGTTCATTTGGTTATCTAGTATATCTTGTGGCATTTTCTTATTCATAAGAATCCACTTGGCTACACCAGATTTTTCATGTTTATTGCCAAAATCCACATACTTCTGCATGAAAGGATCTATTGGCTCGACAACACCATTTAAATCATTTTCAAGCATTTTAGATCGCTTAGTATACAAACCAAAACAATAGTTCATAGCTGATGAGCTACGCAGATTGTATCTTTTCAATTGCAAGTCCGAGTTCGATTTCATCTGTGCTGTCATTTACCTCTCCATTTTTGATTGCTTTTTCTACTGCTTTTGCCTTATCTTTTGAATCAGCTATCTTTTTAATAGCTTTATCTTTGATTTCTGGCTCAACACCCTCTGGTCTAGTCTCTCCATTCTTAAATATCTGGATACCCAAACCAAAACCAAGAGCAAAACATTTCATTAATGCTCTCATTTTGGCACTATTCATATCGAAACAGCTTGGGTTAGGTATTGGCTTATTGGCATAATTAGTTACAGGATACCAAATCTCTTTATAAAGATTGTCAATAGTAACCTTGCAATAGATTTCTACTGTGCCATCTTCAAATGTTTTTGGCATACCCCATGTAATATGATGTTGTGGGTAATGTTCGTTCATGATAGCGATACCATGAGCATTAGCTAGATAAGTAAAACCATTCTTTACTTCAGTTTTACCTGTTAGGTCAATCACAGAAAGAGTATCGTATACCTCTTTATATGTAAGTTCTTTCATTATTTATTCTCCATTTACTATATACGAATATATTAGCATATGAGTTGATATAATCAACATATATGATAATCTAATCATAAGTAAGTGGTTTTATTTAGGTTTGTAATAAAAACAAACAAAAACAAAACAAAGAAACAAGTAATTAAATACTTGTAAAGAAAAAATTAAATATATATCACGAAAAGAGAGGGAAGTACAATGGAAAATGATGATTTAACAAGATTCTATCAAATGATGGACAATTTATATCCTAATCAACCTAAATTAAATAAGGATCAGAAAAGATTTTGGTATTTAGCTTTTAAAGAATATGACATAGAAAACTTAGTTAGATGTCTACATGAACACTCAAAAAGTGTAGAACGTGGTAGGTGGCGACCAGAGATATCAGATTTAATTAAACATTTAGGACAAGATCACTTACAGGTTAAAGCTTTATGGCAAATGTTCTTTGACAGAAAAGATGTAAAAGATGAGGTAGCTGTCGATATTTATAATAAAATGGGTGGTTTAAGACTCAATCAAATGACTTCTAGGCAGTTAGAACAAAAAGAAACTATGTTTGTTGATTTATATTTACAAAGAAAATCAATGGAAAAGATAGAAAAATTACCACCTACAGCTAAGAAAACACTATTGGAGAAGAAATGATTAGACTACATGATACTGAGCTTGAACAAGCTGTTATTGAATTGAGAGAAAAAGGTAAAGAACTTGGTATTGCAGAGGGAGAATATGAGTATCTTGTGGCTATGCAAAAGACCACTAAAGCTACTGTATTTCTGGAAACCAAAGAACAAGGATTAACAATAAAAGAAAGAGAAGCTATTGCTGAAACACACAAAGATGTAGTCAAATACATACCTTTGATTAAAGAACAAAAGCAAAAATATATAGCAATTAGACACACGATTTCTAGCATTTTAGAAAGCTGTAACTTGTTTAGAACAAAGTCAGCAAACCTAAGAAGCGAGAAAAAACTCTATGGAGAGTTAGGTTAATAAACAATGGGAGGAAAGTAATGAGTATAGATGAAATGAATGGAATGATAAAAGGATACAAGCAAATAAAGGACTTTTGTAAAGGTGGCTACTGGGCATTTGATGAAAAAGATAGTGCTGTTTACGAAGGAGCAAAGATAGTTTTAAATCAACTAAGTAATCTTTGTGATAGAAACATATCCATTATTCAAGAAAATATAGATGGTGAAATAGAAAGAATGTATCAAATGATGGAGGGTAAAAAAGATGATAGACAAGATCATAGAGATGTGTGAATCAATACCAGATACGATTAAGATGATTTTAATCATATCAGCTATTAGTATCTTTTGGTCATTAGTTCTGTAGTGTATCGAAACAAAAAACTGTTAGAACTTATGAGGGAACTAGACTGTCAGCATT